AAGCAGAAAGACTAGCTACCCATCCACCTGCGGCTTTAACCATCTCTGCTTGCTGTGTAATGGCGTTATTAAAGGCATCCATCACACCTACGTCAATTGCTGCCTCTCTTTGTGCGCCTATTTCTGCGAGTTTCTGTGCGCCTCTTTGAGCCTCTAAATCGCATTGGAACTTGAACATATTAAGTTCATGGGAACGCTCATTCTTTTTATCAAGCCACTTGAGGACTTCTGGGGCCATCCTAAAAATGCCACCAAAGATAGAGCCTAGTAAACCGCCAGAAAGAATATCAAGCATCGCAATCCTTACATTTGTTTTTAGTTGACATTTTTACACCCGCCAGAACACCAACAGACGCACCGAGGATAGTCATTAGTGCGGGACTGAGCATCTTAAAAATTTCCGAGTTCTCTACGGATTTTGAGAATAGTCCAACAAGCAAAGCAGCTATCATTGCAAGCAAGCAAATGCACAAAGTGACTGCTACCAAAATGGTAACAATAAATGTCAATCTTTCTTTCATGTCAGTCATGCTTATCCTTATGCGTACAAGTCAAGTTTTCGGTTAGTAAATATCTCAAGCCTAAGTTTGTTTTGCTCATGCGACTTTGTATATATCTCAAACGCAATATCTGCAATTTTATCTTGTACTTTCTTTTGCTCTAGACCTGCACGATATTCTTCATTGTGCTTTGCAATACGTCTTTCAGTAGCATCTGTTTTGTCAGGATAACCAGAAGGGTGAACCATTGGGAAAAGTCGTATTGCATCCATTACTTTTTCTCCCTCTCAAGTGCTTCTTTGTACCCATGAATCACCAATGCTCTTAACTGATGTGAGTCAGAGTTTCCACCCCATTCAGCTAAGTTATTCCAGATTACTTTAAAGTCGGTACTTCTACACAATTGTTGATGTTTTGTAAGCCACTCAACCATCTGTTTATGTCGCTCAGTAGGGTCATGAATTCCCCATGCAATAGAGTAAAACTCCCTCACGCTGCACAAGTCTTTGCTTGTAGAGTGAAGTGCTAGAACTAAAACAAGTGCGGCTATCCATTTCACGGCATCGCCCAAAGAATTACATGACCACAAAACATGACAAAGCAAAACAAAAAGGCTAGAGCCACAATAGCTTCTAGCCAATCCATCATTTTTTAATCCATGTTTGCCAGATAGCACCAGCAGCCATAATTAAACCACCTATCCATAGAATAGGCTTGGCAGCAGAGGCAACCCAACCCAAGACTTTAAAAGCCCCATCTAAAGCATTTATAGCCTCTACAAGACCTCGTGTGTTCTTGTCGATGGTATCTACCTTAGTCTCTACGGCAAGCAGTCTTTCGTAGATTTGGGAATGAGTAACTTCTTCTGTCATGTTATTTCAACTCCAACGCTTTAACTTTTTCCCAATAGCCTTCATTTCTTGCACTTGCAGATTCTGGGTCATGCTGTGGGCCAAATATTTCCATCACTTCACCATCAATGTCTCTTAGAGCATAAACACAATAATAAACTGTTCCATCTGCCAACGCAGTTATTTTGTGTCGATGCTCTTTCCTGATGACAATAAATGTAGGCGCAGTAAACTCTTTAGTATCGCTTCCTTCTAACTCGACACTTACCTTGCCAGACACTAATAATGTTACATGGTCAAACTTATGTTCATGTCCATTAAAAGCCTCGCCAGCTAGTTCAAGCACATTTTGCTTGACCCAGATGTTGCCAAAGTAACCGAGTTCAAAAGTTTTCACAGTTGGACTACCCTTGTGCTTGCAATCCAAGAAACAGATGGTTCATCCCAGTAATATTCTTTATCGTCTTGTGGATAAGGAGTTGGCGCATCCCATGTCATTGTTTCTTCGTTGCCAATCCAACTAGGATATGGCTTACGGGCTTCGTGTTCAGCAGTCTTTAATGCTTGGTATTCTTCAGCCGTATAAGTAGTCACCACACCAGAAACACTTAAATCAGCGTCATCATCACAAGTTCCAAAGAACAAGGGTTTTCTTGTATGTGCACCTTCAGCAGTTGTAGCAATAGGCCAAGTTGACTTGTCACACCAAACAATATTGCAGTTTTTAATCTGCGGGTACGATGGGCCTGTACGCATGGGTTCGGCTGTGCAAACAATGCCTGTAACTGCGTCAATTTGAGTAATTGATAAATAAATCATAATTTTCCTTTTTAGACTGCGACTCTGCGAATAGCACGGGTGTATATGTGGGTAGTATCTATTTTATCGGTAGCTTGCCCGTTGCCGTTAACAAACTGAACAACGTAACCATTGTTGTTATTTTGTTCTGTGCTAGTCCAAATTAAATCATCTGGAAACTCTTGACTAGATGCACCTGTCCTAAAATTAGTTGCAGATGTTTGAGCAGGTGAGCCAGCGGTGTAATTTGTACTTACGGGTTGGGGGGAAACAGCATTTGCATTTGAGCCAAAATAATCAACATTACTAACAGTGCCTGGCTTCAAGAAGTAATAGCAAACAGATAATTCATTTAGTGATGGCAAATACCAATCTGTATAACCGCCTGTATTTAAACCTTCGCAGAATATTGCCGCTTCATAATTTGCACCCAAAGCCGCAAGAGATGCTGAGTTTGTTGGGCCGTTAATAACAGAAGTTATGCCTGTAGTAGTAGCAGTTGTTCCCCACTTTTTACCAAATATTTGACCAACTGTTTTATCTGCTACAACTAGGTTATAAATTGTACTGCTAACATTTATTTGACCTGCAAAATAACCACCACCATAAGCATCACCTACTGCAAGAGATGGAGTCACACTATTACTAGCCGCACTTGCTGGGCCTGTGCCTGTGGCATTTGTAGCTCTTACTGTAAAAGTGTATGCTGTACCCGTAGTTAATCCTGTAACAGTAATTGGAGAAGATGCCCCAGTACCTGTCAAACCGCCAGGACTTGATGTAACTGTATAACCTGTGATGGGTGTGGGATAACCAGCATTTGCTGGGGCAGTAAAAGTAACCGAAACAGTTGTAGCCCCTGTAACTGTTGCTGTACCAATCGTAGGAGCGTTAGGAGGAGTAGGCCAGATGCCTTGACCTTTAGCTTGCGCTTGTTGATTGATTGTCCAAATTCCAGAAAAATTAGGCATAGGTTTCCTTAGACTGGGACTCTACGAATAGCACGGGTGTACATATCAGAGAATGAATTTTTGGTTTGGGCTGGTTGTCCACCAGTAGTTGAGCGTTGACACCAAACAAGCTGTGATGTAAATCCGGGATATTGTGTACTAGTCCAATATTTACCTGTACCGGGAGACACCTCAAACTCTTGGCTTGATGCACCTGTTCTAAAAGAAGTAGCAGAAGTTTGTGCTGGAGAACCAGCGGTATAAACTGTGCTAACTGGTTGCGGTGATACCGCATAAGCGTTTGAGCCAAAGGCTGTGTCGTTAGAATCCGTACCCGGCTTCAAGAAGTAATACAAAACTTGTATTTCATCTTTTGCTGGTAAATACCAATCTGTGTAGCCACCAATATTTAAATTCTCACAGAAAGTAGCGGCTTCGTAAGCAGACCCCAAAGCGGCTAAAGTTGCAGAGTTAGTTGGGCCATCAATAACAGAATTTGCACTTGTTGATGTGCCATAAACGCCCCAAGTCTTTTGATACGCTTCTCCAACTGTTTTATCTGCAATCAATAAATAATATTGCGTTCCACTCACATTTATCTTGCCACCATAGTAACCACCGCCATACGCTTGCCCAATTACTGTCGGTGGTGCTTGAGGAGTTGTGCTGTTACTTGATGCACTTAAAGGGCTAGGGCCGTAAGCATTATTTGCAAATACTTTAAATGTGTAAGCCGTATCATTGGTTAAACCACTTACAGTAATAGGAGAACTTGTACCTGTTCCAGTAATACCACTTGGTGATGAAACGACTGTATATCCAGTAATAGCACCACCACCTACATTAGTTGGGGCAGTAAAAGCAACTGAAGCTGTTGCATTGCCACCTGTAGCTGTGCCAATAGTAGGCGCATTAGCTACTAGCAATGGGTTATAAAACGATGAAATATATCCACCCAAATAACGATTTGACATAAGAAGTCCTTATGTGATTTCTTCAAAACTAATCGTAGCAACCAAGTCGCCAGCAGCACTAGCAATAGCACCAATAGATTGATTCTCTAGCAAATAAAATGCCGTGGCTTTATCACTCACAATCAATGTCGCATCTGATGGGACAGAGATGGTTGAAGCTATAGCTGTTGCCGTTCCACCCAAAGCAGCCGCAGAGTAAATATTGACTGTTATATCAGCCGCTGCCGTTCCATCAATGTTGGCAATCAAGATTGAGTTAATCTTGAAAACCTTATTGCTTGATGCAGCGTTTGATGCCAGTTGCGTTGCACTTGTACCAACGGCAACCGATAAGGTATTACCGATAATACTTGTGACGTTTACGATATTAGGATTTGCCATAATATTTCCTTTGATTAACCACCAAAAACCATTGCCATAGCAATAGCCTTACCTGTTGTTGCCACTCCAACTAAAGTGTTATTTGAAGCAGAAATAGTTTTTTTTGTCAGGGTTTCTGTACCTGTCAAGGTAGCAAAGCCAGAAGCAGTAAACGCTGCTTGCGTCCAAGTTGAGCCTGTCCACACATACAAAGTGCTTACTGCTGTATTCCAGTACAAAGCACCTGTGAGCAAAGCGTTTCCGTCATTGTCCACAGAGGGCGCAGTTGACTTAGAGCCTAAATATCGGTCATCAAACTGGTCATAACTAGATGCTGCACTCGTAGCACTAGAAGCAGCAGCAGTAGCACTAGAAGACGCATTACCTGCGCTTGTAGAGGCATTGGATGCGCTTGTGGAAGCATTGGAGGCAGAAGTCGCAGCAGCAGCAGCACTTGTAGCAGCAGAAGTTGTCGAGCCAAACAGAGTATCAATCTGGGCAATCGTATAAGCGTCTGCAATACCAAACCCACTTAAAGTAGTAGGATTCGTTCCAGCAGTAATGCGCCCATAAGCGTCAGCAGTTACAGACTTGTAAGTTCCAACAGTTACGCCAGAAGTCGCCAAGTCGATATTGTCTGAGTTAACAACAATGCGCCCAGAAGACGCTGTTCCTACATTGAGTGTGTTACCTGTCTTTGTAAGACCATCACCTGCTGTAATCTGACCTGCGCCAGAGAATTGAGCAAAAGTAACTGCTGTAGTCCCTAAAGTACCGCCAGCAGTAATTGTCGAGATGTAACCATTGTTGGCTTGAGTCGTACCCTTCTCAACAAAGGTAAAGGCAGCAACCAACTCATCCCATGTATTAGCGTCTGTTGTTCTAGTCCATGTACTAGCTGCACACAAATAAATACCATTGCCAGATTGAGTGGTCTGGTCTTTAACCAGCACTCGGTCACCAACTGATACCGAAATGCCATCAATTGTTTGTGTGCCTGACAAAGTGATATTCGCAGTAGTCGCAACAACCACAGAGGCTTTAGCATCAATACCTTGGGCTAGTGCATCTACATAACCCTTGTTGGCAGCGTCAGAATCGTTTACAGGATTCGCTAGACCAGTAATAGTGGCAGACGTACCAGAATCCATATCCAACGAACCAGAGATGGTCACATTGTTGAATGTGGAAGTGCCAGAGGCAGCAGTAACATTACCTGTCACATTGCCCGTCAGGTTACCAGTTACATTACCTGTTACAGCACCTGTGTGTGTTCCTGTGGTATTACCTGTAACTGCACCTGTGAGTGCGCCTACAAAGCCTACACTAGCAGTTACTGTAGTTCCTGTGATTGCTTGGGCAGATGAACCACCAATTACAGCACCATTGATTGTTCCACCAGTAGCTGTGATTGACGATGTGGTGATAGGGCCTGAGAAACCAGCAGTAGCCGTAACAGTTCCTGTTAAAGCAGAAGTGCCAGTAACAGATAAGTTACCGCCTACAGTTACGTTATCGCCAGCAGAACCATCTTGAAAGTTCTTCAACTGAGCCATCAATGTACGAATAGCATTGTTGACCAAAGATGGGGCCATACCCTCCGCTAAGTTAATACTGTTAATGTCAGTATTGTTATTAGCGGTACTGCTGTATTCTGAAATCTTGGTCTTTGCCATGTTAGTCCTTAGTCGGGGTTAGCCATACCAGTTAAATCTACTCGGTAAGGCTTTTCAGTATTTAGAAGACCTGTCATTGTAGATGCGCCTGTCAATCCAGCAGCTTTTTTAGCTTCTAGGTCTAGCAAGTATTTTTCATAAGCACTTAGACCTTGTAAAGTCTGAATGTTTGCTCTTGGGTCACCAAGTTTAAATAGCATTGGGCCAAGTTCCTCTGCTGTTTGACCAGCTACGCCTTGACCTTGTGCTTTCAAATAACCTAGCGTTCCTTTAAGTGGGCCTTGCTCAATGAGTTGACCAATAAAGCTAGGCTCTGCCTCTAAACCTTGACCAGCAATTTGTCTTTCAAATGTTGCAGAATTACCCAAGATTTTCTCTTGAGTCTTACGCATCATTGATTCAGTCATCATGTCTTTTTCAAACTGTTTGAAAGTAGCATCATCAGGAAATAATGAAGAAACTCGTGAACGCTCTGCTGGTGAACCAAATATGCGCTTACGAATGTCAGCAGTATCTTTAGCAGTTGTAATCTTTTCTTTTACAGCATCCAAAGCACCGACTTTATAAGCCTCTTGCTCAGATGGAGATAACTTTGCAAATGTTCTGTTTGCTTCTGATGCTGTTTGTTTATAGAAGTCTTTACCCAACTTGGTAGCATCAAGAAGTTCTGCTTCACCTGCAAATGCTGCTCTAGCCCTACCAAAATCAGGAACGGCAGTATCTAACTCAGACAAGAATTCATTTTTCTTATTCTTATAGATGTTTCCTAATTTAGAAACTTTGCCAAATGCGTCTGTTTCGGCATCAATAAGAACATCAAGACCACGCTTAATGTTATCAAGAGTTTCAACAGTAGGACGAGACATATCAACTGTTCTACCTTCAGCAGCTAATAGTTCTTGTGCTTTCTTTGTCGCAGTCTTGAATTGTGGCAACTCAAGATACTTTAATACGCTAGGGTCAGTTACTTCACCATAAGAATATGCTTTTTGATAAAGTGGAGTTGAAACTTGTTTTTGTCTTTGAGCAATTGCAGTCGTGTATTCAAAGGGGTCTGTAAATCCACCTAAGTATTTAGAAATATCACCTTGGATACGCTCACCCTGACCTGCTGCTCGTTCTTCAAGAGCAGTCTTAGCTGTTTGTCTTGCTGTGCTTGGATATTTTTGAGCAACATCAGCAAGTGACCTAACATTTTCACCAGCAATATCAACAAGTCCTACTGGCTTAGTAGCCGCAGCAATCATTTTTTCTAGGTCAGCAGGGCTTACCTTATCACGATACAAAGCCTCTAATAATTTAGCTTTTGCACGATTTGCATAGTCAATACTTTGACCAGTAGCTAATCCTACAGCCTTACCAACTTGCTGAACAACAGGAATACCACTTGTTACGTCAACAACCTTACCACCAGCCATCCCAACGCCTTTGGCAACAACAGGTGCAGCACCTCCTACAAGACCCCCAAGAATACCACCAGCTTGTGCGCCAGCCACACGCTCACCAACGCCCGCAGCACCAGCACCACCGAGTGCGCCAGTAAGTGCGCCTGTGACAGCAGATGCGCCAGCCGTAACTCCAGCACGAACCAATGGTGCAGCGTCTTTAGCCATTTGTGCATATCTAGCCGTTCCTAAGAATGGTAATAATGCGTATGGCAATCCACCAGCAATTTCAGTTGCTATTGCAGTCTTAGGATTTTCCTGACCATACTTTTGTTTAGCAAGTTCAAGTGCAGCTAAGTTTTGCTCGTAACTACCTTGACCAGACAATGACTTCATCAATGATTCAAGTTCATCAGCAAAACCAAATGTTGCACCTTGAGCCAATGAACGCCCTGCACCATACTCAGCAGTTTTACCACCAGATTGTTTAACAAGGTCTAGTGCTTTGGTAAAAGTTTCTTGAGTAAATCCTTCTTCTTTTAGATACTTGTTAATATCATCAATAGGTGCGTTCTTATCAACCATTATGATAAGGTTTTTACGAACTCGCTCAACATTCTCGTAAGCCATTATTGACCTCCACGCAATGAGTTGCTAAGTCTTGGACTTAACCCATATGAGTCAGTCATTGATGTTGGCACAGTCATGCTTGGTGCTTTAAATGATTTACCAGCAGAATTAACCATATTTTGAGTCAAAATATTACGGAAAATTGCTTTCTGCTTAATTGTTTGCTCATCATCATTGTATTGAGGAAAGTAGTTAATAAACTCTTGTGTCCACTCATCAGCACCAATTGCTGCGCCTGATTCTTTACGCAAGTTAGCACGAATAAAGTTGTTAGCAGCTTGTAAGTATTGTCTACGCTCTGGAGACAAACCACCAACAGCTTGAGGAATAACCTCTGGAATTGCTTTACCAATTAAAGGAATAATACTTGTAATTGCTTCACCAAACTTAGGCGCATTACCTGTAGCTAGTTTTGATGTAATTGATTCTGCTGCAACCATGCGAGATGCAAATCCAGCAGCGTTAGTTTCGCCTTCAGTTGGCTTTCCAGACTTAGTTAAAGGCTTACCATCTTGACCCAATACTGGAGTCATTTGCATTGTCTTAGGATTAAATGCCATCAATCCTTGGTCTGTTTCAATAGCTTGGAAACTTACAGGGCCTTCTGGCGCACGTCCTTTAGGTATACGAGAAACTTCTTTGCCACTTGAATCTAATTGAACAATTGCATTTCCAATATCTTGATACTGCAATGGCTTTTTAGATTTTTCAAAGTCTAAGAAACTACCTTCAAAACCTTGGCTTTTTGCTAAGTTGTATTGTGCAATCTCAGTAGGTACTGGCTCACGCTTTTGTGCGCCTTCAGCAACAGTTTCAACTTTTCCAGTAATAGGATTAACACGGATAAGTTTTGCACCCTCTGCCAATGAAGTAGTTTCACCAGCCATTGCTTTCTGAGAAGAAATCAACTCAGTCAGGGCTTTACGTCCTTCTGGAGAAGCCATCAATTGTGGCATTGCTTTTTGTAAATCAAATCCACCAGCAGTCATGCCTTGACCTACTTGCTGACCCATCATGTCCTCACCATAAATCTCTTGAGGCTTGGTTACAGCACCTTGGATAACACCTTGAATTCGTTGTTGTTCAGCTAATTGTTGTTGCTCTAACTGACGCTTACGAATCATGTCTTGCAATTGCACGTTTTGTAGTTGGCTTTGCAATGTGTCTTGCATACCGCCTTTATAGGCTTTCTGACCTAGTTGCAAGCCTTCAGCAATAGACTGTCCAGTATTTCCACCTTGGAATAATCTGCCAGCTAATGCGTAAAGGGCTTGTGCTTGTGCATCGTCACGATTACGAGCAATGTCCTCTGGAGACATACCCAGAAGACCCATAGTGCTTGAGCCACCAGTACCAAAAATGTCTAATAGTCCAGCCATGTTTAACCTACTTGAAAGTAAGGATTGATTACAGCATCAGCATTGGTATTTCCACTTAACCAATTAGTACCGCTATTCCACAAGTTGCCAATACCAGTAGAGCCACCTAGATTCTTGTACAAGCCACCACCAACAGCCGCTAAACCCAAAGCATTTTGTAGCATGGATGTGTCTTGTGTTCCGCTAGTTGTAGAAGAAGCTACTCGTCCTAATGGGTTTCCATAGACAAGTGATAGATAGTTTTGTAAGTTCTGCTGTGGTTGGTTTTGCAAGAAGTTGAACTTAGCCATGTCAGACTGCATTTGCTGACCTTGGTAGCCTTCACGCAGTTGACCTGCTTGCAACATATTCTGAATATCTTGGTAGTCAGCTTGAGCCATTTGAGGCGCAGCCATCGTAGCGGCTTGTTGTCTTGCTCGCTCATCAGCATAGTTCTGATAAGCCAACTGTCCAGCCGTATTAGTCAATTGTTGACTAAACTGACCAGTAGCCCTGTCTTGCAAAGAACCCATAGCACCAGAACCATAACGCCCTGCTAGGCTTGATTTAGATGCAATATCTCCTAGAGTCGTTTTAAACTGAGTCTCAGCCGCTTGTGCAGCAGGTTGAAATGCACCTTGAAAGAATGGATTTCCACCCAAGAAGCCACCAGAAACTGTGTTTTGCAACTGATTCTGTGCAGACTGTAATAGTGGATTACCCAAAGAAGCACGAGCCTCTAAAGCCTGTAATCCTGTCTGAGTGGTAGTGGAGGGTGCAACATAAGTTGGGCCACCATAGTATTGAGGGCCACCACCCTGATACAGTTGTTGCGCTTGTTGTAATCCATAACCTAAATAAGGTTGGATTGTTGGGTCAATTTGAGATGTGGTAGTAGTGGCCATCTTTTACTCCTAAAAGTTCGGATTCCGAGATGGGTCATCCACGGAAACCATTATACATAAATTATTAAAATCAACCAATAATTGCATATCTATACGTCTTATTAGCCGTTGAATTGGCAAAGTGGCTAATCGTAGCCGTACCCTGTCCTTGAGAACTAGCGTAAATGTTTGTTGAGGCAGCGAGTGACACTAAGTTAACAGTCGCTATTACAGATGGCGTAGCTGGCCTAGTAGGACTTGTTCCAGCAACATAATGCTCAATAATTACACCAGTATCTGACGCTCTCCACATCAACTGAATGTAGTCATTAGCCGCCAAATCTACAAAGAAATTCATTGCCCCAATCAAGTGATATGGGTCACCAGATGCTTTTCTCTGGGCTAAACCAAATCTACTATTGGAAGCAGCTATATCTGTTCCATTCTTTCTAAACCAAATATCAGCATCTTGTGAGTCATTGGTAGTATTTTTTAATTGAATACTAAATTGTATGTTATATAACCCTGCCGCTTTTACATTTAACCTAGAACTATTTGATAAAGTAACTCCATTAGAGAAGTCTGTTGTATCAAAAGTAATAGGATAGGCAGTCGTTGTATTAGCTACAGTCTGGTCTGTTCCATCTTGAAAAGAACCATAAGGAGAGTAATCAGCAAAAGCCGCAGCAGAAGCAGGAACAAAGACAATCACACTATCTGGGCCAATCCTTCGGTCTGTCAAAGTGGTAGTTAAAGCACCACCAGTTGCCAGAGTCAAAGTTCCTGTGTTATTGGTCTTTCCGTCCATGATGCCACGGACAACTTCAGAAACAGCCCTCTGGTCACCACCAAATGCGGGTAGGCTTCTAAACATCAGCGCACACCCTGACCAGTTACGTCTACATCAATGGCTACGGCATTAGTCCAGTTACCAGTAGGAACTAACTGAATCCTATGGTATCTACCAGAACTACGCAAAGAAACCCTGTTCTCTGAGTCAGCAGCCACGGCAGTACCAAAGGTAACATCTTGGCTTAACAGTTGCCTAGAGGCTACAGCAATGGTTGCTGAACCACTATCTACCTGTGGACGAGCCAAAGTAACAACCGATTGACCACCTAAATCAATGTCACCAGTAGCAATTTGACCTGTCGCACTAGAGCCTGTATAGGTATATACCTTTGCGCCTAGCGTACCTCCAAGGAAGTATTTACCACCAACATAAAGACGAGAATCAAGACTTGTAGTCAATGCGTCAATAGATGAGTTAATACTATCCAGTTGTTCAAGTGTTACAGAAGTTGATGATGCTTCAGATAAGTAATCTGTACCTGCATCCGCATAAGTCCATCTCTTTGTAGCAAAGTTGTAAATCATCAGTTTACGATTTCCATCTGTAGCTACATAGTTCCAAATCACTAATTTACGGATAGGGTCAACAGCAGAAGACATAGTTCCATAGTCAGATTCAGATGCGTCATCAATAAAGAATCTATCAACCTTTTCGCTACCAATTGGCACGACTTGCTGACCATCACACATATAGAAACCATCATCCGATAGGAAGAATGTTATTCCTTGGTACTGAGCAATAGAGCCAGCTACCATACATCCCTTATTACGAGAGATATTGTCAAACTGGAATATGAACGGAGTTCCTACATAGGTCATTCGGCTAATGGCTCTTTCTAAGAACACTAAGCCAAACTCACCACCACGGATTCCTACAATCTGTCCACCATCAGGAATATCTTGATAGTCAGACTGAGTGTTTACATTCTCTGTCCAATCTGTCTCATCATTGATAGCTGACCATCTAACACGATACTGTTGTTGCGTTGTTTCGAGCGTATTAGCAACTACAACAAAATCACGCACAACAGTAATGTATTTAGCAATAGGCGCAGTAGCACTTAAATCAGCAAATGCTGTAGATGTGCCTAGCGTCCATGCTTGCAACTTATCAGCGTTATTAGTTGTAATAACAGATTTACCAAATTGGGTAAAACGCACCTTATCTGTAATTCCTGTAGTCATGCCTGACTTAACTAAAGTCAATGCGCCTACGCCACTTACTGTATAAATCTTAGATGCACCAGAAGTAAACAACTGAGTAGTGGAGTCTGGATTCTTTGCAGCGTATAAAGAAACTAAGTCTTCAGCCGCAGAAGCAGAAAATGATACAGCACTTGGAAATGGGCCGTAACCCACCGCCTGAGAAACTACATTCTTAGCATCAGTTAGCGCACCAGTAATACCTGACTGGTCAGGCATCCACTCACCAAGTTGTACTCTTTGTGTAGGCATATTAAATGTATGTTGTTTGCATTGCCAAAGGAACGCCAGAATACTGACCCTTCTCATCAGAGCGAGTCAAAGAACTCATAGCCCTATCAAACATAGTTCCCCATGTATTGATTCGAGCATCGTTCATCAAGTAAGGCTCTGCCTCTAACAAAGACGCATACAAAAGTAAATCAGGACAAACAGTCAAGAATGTATTGCTTGTGTTTGATGTGCTCAAAAAAGGAGGGGCAATAGAATAAACCAAACTCAATGTGTAGTTACTATCTGGAATAGGTGCTAACTTAAATGTCGTAGCCAAAACTGTATAGTTCAATGGCTTACCAGCGTCCATACTTCTTGAGTTACGAGAAAACAAAGACGGAGATTCATAGTTCAATGGCATTACTGGATTACCAGTAACCACAAAATCTTTTACTTCTAAAAAGTCAGATGGAATCGTAACTGTAGCAGTTCCAGATGTGCAGGTTAGCGTTGTAGTTGATAACATCTGACGAATACGCAAGTCTCTGCGTAAACGAGTTTCTGCCAAACGGATAAAATCTGGAATCTGAGTAGTTAGGTCTGAACGAGCCAAGTACCCTGCGATAGTTGTCTGTAGTTCAGCATAGGTAGTAAAACTCATACAACTCCTGTTCTTGTGCGCCATGCACGATTCATTGGGTCATTTAACCAAGCAGCAAAACGCTTTTCATCAAGAACAGCAAAGCCACGCATGATTCCAACTTTATTTAAGTCATCAATGACTGTCATTGGAATAGATGCAACCTTGTTACCAAACAACTGGTCAGACCATCTTGCTCTCTCGTCATACGAGTTATATTCTTTTTTGTTCTGCTCAATAATGTCAGACACATCTTGACGAGTCTGAATAACGATACCGCCCTCACCATCAGCATGGACAGCAGTTTCACGGAAATTGTTAGGATTTTGCATAGCCTAATTCTATCAGTTTGAGTAGAAAAGAAAATGCCCCAGAGGTTTATGTCTGAGGCATTTTTGAGGGTTACCTTAGATTAAGGTGTAATGTCAGCAATGATGCCGTGTGCAGCTTGGTTTTTAACTTCCAAGGTGTACTCGCACAGCAATTGAGTGCTTTCATTGTCGCCAGTTACAGCCAACTCGTTGGTCTGGAAAGGACGCAAGTAAGCGATAGCAGCCATGTCAGGGTCAAGCACAAATGCTGTCTCATCACATGAGTTAGTGGAAGTCATAAAGCGGTTAGGAACAATTGAAATTGCACCGAAATCGCTCAAATAAACATCCGCAGCAGAAATGATGGTTGTAGGCGCATTGCTAGGGGCCATGAAACGCTGTGCAGCAATACCTGTGAAGGCAGAAACCAACTGCTTGTGAGCAGGGTTAACCATCAACACTTTAGGATTGCCACCAGCAGAATAAACGCTCTTAACAACAGATTGCAACAAGGCTTCTGTGAAAGTGCGGTTAGTGCCGTTTACACGAGCAGTTGTACCCAAAGAACCAGCAACACCATCAGTACCGCCAGAGTAGTTTGTGTTCAACCATGCTTGCAGACCGCCCAATTTACGAGCAGTAGAAGAATCACCATTAGAAGCAATTTGATTGCTCAGAACAGAAGTCTCCATGTCACGCTTGATTTCGCTAGATGCTTTAGCCAACTGATAAGCCTTTTCAGACTTACGACCAGCTTTGTCAACTGATTGCAAAGTGCCAGAAATCTTAATAGTTTTCTGTGCAATCTGAGTGCGGTTACCTACACGAGTTGTAGGAGACATAGTAGCATCAGATGCCGTTGCACCCTCGACTGCAAAATTTGATAAAGATGCAGCCGCAAGCGAATCCAATTGCCACTCGTGCAGAACAGCAGTAGCTTTGGTTTTACCTACAGACGAAAAAAATGGTGTGTCTGTTGGTGAGATGTTATAGATAACATCCGAAAGGTCTTCACGCATACCGATTGCGGTATATGTTTGATAGGTAGCCATAATTTAATACTCCAAAATTTAAAAGAATTGTTCAAATGCTTTTGCTGCGTCAGTAACTTTTCCAGTTTCACGCAACCTTTGCATAACCTGTTTATCTTGTGAAGACCTAGTAACTGGTGCTGAAGTACCAGAACGCATCATCTTAGGGGCAGACTGAAGTTTTTTATTCAACTCTGGTTTGCTCTTTTGAAGTTGCTCATACTTCATTGCCTTATACAAGGTTTGCACAGCACGACTGTCATACACGGAACTAAGTTCTTGGTCAGTCCAACCTACAGATTTCGCATAGTCACGGATTTGTTTCCGTACCGCATCACCCTGTGGTGTAGCTAACTCAGGAATCAGACTAATTAGCTTCTCAGATTCTTGACGGAGATGGTTTTGCAGAGAGGCTTGTTGCTCGGCTTGTTGCTGTTGAGCAATGCGTTGCTGTTCATTCCTGACTACTGCTAACTGCTTCTCACGTTGGCTCTGTTCAGCTACCGCTACCGCATAACCGATAGGGTCTGTTTCCTTTAAAACTTCTAAGTCCACACTCTGATGTTGCTGCGTAAGGAAGCTATCCAAGGCTTGCAACTTCTGAGCGTATGCCTGTCGCTCTTGTTTAACATACTCTAAGTGACCACGTTCAGCTTCAATTGCCTTACGTTGTTCAGCTAGAGCCTGAGACTTTTTAGTGTAGTCCGTACCTTGTTGATAACCCTTGATAAGTTCGTCTAGTTCTACTTCGACTTCCTCACCAGATGCCTTGACTTTATATCTAGGCTTGGGTTGTTCTTCTTCTTCAGAATACTCAACTTCATCAGTCTCTTGAACTTCCTCTGACTGTTCCTCGGCTTGGCTGTTGTCAGCTTCCTCAGAATCACCCATCAGACTTTCAAACGCTGAAGCGGCTTGGTTTACATTTAGGTTTTCACTCCCTTGTGGGTTGGTGTTTTCCATTTGTCATCTCAATAATCGCCAGAAACCTTCTGGACGGAGGTGTAGCCTAAAAGCTACAGAATTTTCCACTTCTTCTCTCTAATTACAGTTTCCGAGGCCAAGCCTTCAAGGTGTCCTGTAATCAGTTCTAATGTCTTTATGTGCCTGTAAGCATCTTCACGCCTATCAGATTCTTCTGCACTTGTGTTAATTATTACACTAATCTGTTCGTTTTTCAAGTTATTTAATACTTCTTTGAAAAAGTCATCATTTAGTAAGTTTTTAGCCCATTGTGCTAACAGGTGTTTGTCCATATTGGTTTTGTATTCCAGAAATAATATCGTTGATGCTTAGACTAGACCTAGATGGCATACCTTGCTTACTACCCAAGATACCCATCAAATCGTTATAACTCAAGTTAGATGGCTGTGAATATTGGATAGGCTCTGGCACTTGACCATAGTTAGGGTCTAAGAACTTCTCCCATTGCGTACCCATAAGAAGATTACGATTACCAAAATCAATTGGTGTTAAAGGTGTAAATGGTGCGACACTAGGTGATGGAGGGTTAACAAAAGATTCGGGAATAGGAACTATATCAAATCCAGTTGGTGTAGGAGTATTAGACAAAACAGAACCAGCACCAAGCAAACCAGCCGCAGCTAAAGCTAATTGAGCAATTTTTATTGGGTCAGTTTCTTTTGGTTTATCAGGAGTTGTAGTAGTTGTTGGAGTTATAGTAGTTGGAGTTAGTGTAGATGCAACAGTATTTATGACTTCTGGAGTTACAACTGGTTTAGTAGCAGTAATGGTTGTGGTTGGTATTGCTGTAGGCGTAACAACTGGAACTACTGTTGTAATAGCCGCAATAACATCCGCTACTGTGACAGGTCTTCCACTTGTAATTACTTGTTCAGCAAGTGAAGCGGCTTGAACAGGAGTTACGTTAGGAAGTGTAGCTGTAATAGCGTTTATCACTTCTTGTTGTGTAGCAGGTTTTTCACCAGTAACTTGAACAGTCGGTGTAGTTGATGGTTTAGTTAAATTAGTATTTAGTTGACTTGTAACCGCATTTAAAGTTGCTTTGTCAACCTGTTTAGGTGCTGTAACAGTTACAGTAGGTGCAGCACCCGCAATTGTATTGATTACGTTATTTAACGATGTTGGTACTTGACTTGTAATCGTAACTCCATCTGTAACTGGTGTACTTACAGCAGTAGCAGTAGGGCTAATAGCAGTTAAAGCCCTGTCAATAATTGCATCGTTATAGCCGCCAGAACTCATGGCATCTCTAATTTGAGATGCAGATAACCCTTGGTCTGCCAACTGTCTAGCGTCTTGAATAGCAAACTGACGCTCTGTAATACCAACATCAGCAGCAGAACCTGTAGTTAGGTAGTTATTAAGAGCGTTACCACCATAAACTAAACCACCGCTAAGTAAGCCAAGTTTTAATGCGTCTTCAACATCTGCGCCACCAGCTAAAGCAGCACCGCCTTTAAATAGACCTGTACCAACTGCTTGTCCAGCAGCACCAGTTAAACCTAATTGACTACCTAAGAATCCACCACCGCCTAAACCTAAGAAAACCGCTTGAACAACAGGGTCATTAAATGCTTCAGCTAGACCACCTAAAAATGAACCTGCAACTTCTTGTTGTGCGCCAGTACGCTGTAATTCTCCAGTAGGGGTGTATTGTTGGTAAGAACCACCAGCTTGATTGTCACTAGCTTTATATGTAATTACATTCTCAAGCCCACCAACTTGTTGGTTTTGACCAGAGCCTGTAACTGTATTAACAGATTGGACATAAGTATCACCAAGCAAAACAGCTTGATTAGGAGGAATAACCTCTGCTACACGAGCAGCAATTTCGCCAACAGGAATGTTAAATGTAGAAGAAACTTGCTCAGGACTAATCCCTCTTGTCTCCATCAAAGAAACAATCTGTGAATCCGACATATTCGGATTTTCAAGGAAGATGTTAAACAACTCTTGATTAGTAACTGCCATGTTTAACCCCTAATCTCTACGTTAGATGTAATGCCAGCACCAATTTTCATTGCTTTCAATTGGGCTTCTGCTTCAAACTCTTGTTGCTTTAACGCAAAGTAAGCCTGTTGCTTTTCACGCTCTAATTGCAACTTAGCACCTTCCTTCTCACGCATCATCTGCATTTCAAGGTCAGCTTTCTGTTGTGCCATCTGCATATCAATTTGCTGCTTCTGTTGTTGCAGTTGCATATCAGATTGTGCTTTAGCTTGGCTTGCTTGAATCTCTGCTTGTGTTCTAGCCATCAAAGCCTGTACTTCTGGGGGCATTTGTTGTTGCTGCGGAGGAGGATTGCTTAACGCTTGGTCTTGCTCTGGCGTAATCGCTTTGTAGAACTCAGCAGAATCCTTAAATCCTGCAATTTCAACCATGCGTCCCAATGTGCCACGATATTGGGCAGGTGAAACGTAAGGGTTAGCAGGGCCATACTGACCAATCAACTGCTCTTGTTTAGCAAGAACCATCGACAACATAGCCATCTGCTCTTGTCGGTTTCCAGCACCCAGACCAACATTGATAGAAACATCGTATTGGTTAGCCCATGTACGAGGGTCAAACTCTACGAATTCACCACGCATACGCACCAAACGAGGCTTGTCTTGGTACTTACAAAGCAAGTGAAGGATACCCTTGAACAAAGATTTAACACCTGTCTCAGCAAAGATTCGAGCCATTAACTCAATCTTACCTGCGCCAGCTTGTTGCATAGAGGCCACCGCAGCAGCAGTCACATTCTGCAAGATAGCAGGGTCTAATCCCTGTGAAGCATCAGATACGCCAGTACGCTTAGACTGTACTGTATCTAAATACTGAAGCATTGGGAAAGCCTGAGATGCTACGTTCTGAACTACAAGTTGTTGAACAGCACCTTGGGACTTGGCACGAATAACACCACCAGCAGTAGATGTAAGCAAGTCGTCAAGGTTTACCTGCCCTTCGATAGCAACTACACGAGCATTGTTTGTCAGATATAAGTTATCTAACATTTGACGAGTGATAGTGGTCTTAATCAGTTGTAAGTCTGTTGTCCTATCTGCCAACGAGTTACCAAAAAACTTGTGTGGGATAGGAATAGGACAGATTGAGTGGAAAGGAACATAGTCCACTTCCACAACCATTTCCTTACCCTTCTCGTCCTCAAGAATCTCATTAGAAGCGTAAAACACTTGAACCAATGAAGCAATGCCTTTGCCATCTATATCAGTTTTGACATAACATTCAAAGACCTCAATCTCTTGCATTGAAGGGTCATCAGTCTGAACTTGGTATGGTTGCTCACCTGCGGAATAACGAGCCACTCGCTCTGGCGTATAAGCTAGAGCATCATCCATCTGCAAGCCTTCAATTTGCTTCTTGTTAAAACCCATAGCAACCAAGTCACTACGAGTCAACATCTGCCTATGGGCTACAAATGGGCTATCAGCAATAGTTCTAGCTTTCTTGCTAATCAAGAACTCCTCTGGGGGAACATTCTCAATCGTGACTTTGCCTGATTTCTTTTTCTTTTGGGCTACGATATTGTGTGTCGCACCCATAACTGGCATACCCATAGGGTCAACAACTGGCTGTCCCATTGGGTCAAATATCGGAAATTCTGTCGTATCTTGCTCGACAATCTCCATAGTCTCATCACTCATCAGCATTGCCAACTCATCGTTAGACAAATCATAGTAACGCTCTTTGGTAATGTCTTCTTTATCTTCCCAATATGCTTTTAAGATGCCGTTCTTCTGCATCAAAGCGTCTTTAAACCAATCGTGAAGAATGGCTACGCCTTCGTTATCTCGTGAGAAAACCCAATTGCAGTAGTCTGTAGCTTGCTTGGCAGAGGCTTCATCTTGTGGGCCTTGTGGCTCAAAGACTACGATATTGTCTGAGCCTGTAAAGATACGAACTAAGCTAGGCAGAGCACCATCAATTGCTTCTGCTACTTCGCCAGTAACGATTTGAGATTTACCCTCAACTTCATTACCATAGGGCTGTCGTAGATAAGCCTCCAAAGCCTGTTTGCGCTGGTCAACAGTTTCTGTTTCAATGTAGCCAATTGCATCATCAATCTCCGCTTGAAGAATTGACTTCAGTTCGTTCTGTACCATTTTTGTCCTTTGGAGGGCGACCCATTCGGGGTTTATCCAATTGTAATGCTTTTACCACATTTTCCAACATTTCGAGTCGCATTTCAAGTTCTTTTACCTTTGGGGCTAAATTTACCCCTTGACGCTCAATAAACATTACACAATCCATTTCGGAGTTTGGTTAATCGGCTTATCCCACGTTGAATGTCCTTCATCCAATCCAAGGGCTAAATAGCGAAAAGAATCAGAGCCATGACTTGACCAATCATGCAATGGTCTTTCAAAGAAAATCTTACGCTTCTCATCGTAGTCTCTGCGGTAGTTTCTTAGGCAGTTCAAGCCATTCTGTACCTGTGGGACATTAAACCAGCATCTTGGCAGCAACCTTCTTACCGCTTGGATGCCATCGTCTAGTCCCATTCTGGGTGCAATCTTGACCTGTAGTCCAGCTTCCTCAAGCATTTCTAGTCGGCTCTTACCTGTGCCTAACTCCCTAACCCTAACGTCATGTGGCAGAATATGCTCTGCTTTGAGATAGTCATTGTCCTTAATCCACTTAACGTAGTGGTCTAGTCCTACCCCATGATTCTCATAGTAGTCCAGTAATCTGACCTCAGAGCCTACCAGTTGAGCCACCCAGATAGACGTAGAGTCACCCATACCCAAGTCCCAAGCAGTAAAAGTTCTGCTGATTTCCTCTCTGGGAATCTCTTGCATATGCTTTTTTTCTTCTAACTCGTTAAGCATTTGCCCATAGTAAGAACCCTCTACGGCAGCGTCAAAACTACACTCAAACTCTTGGCGGTACTTATCCTCGCCCATCTCATTCTTAGCAGCCTTCAGTTCTGTCTCATCTACTACCCCTGTCTCAGAGGCTTTGAACTCAAGCAGACCCCATCCTTCCTCTTTCTCTGCCCTATCTCGCAACTCTTTGAAGTGGTTGTGTCCTTTGGGTGTACCAATAAACAAACACCAGCCCTTTCTGTCTGTCAGAGCAGGTCTAACAATGTCTGTCCATATCTTAGGATTCTGGTCACCCACCTCATCAATGATTACCCCATCAAAAAATTGACCTCGGAGGGAATCAGGATTGTCTGAGCCATACAACTGGATTCGCCTACCCCAGAAGTCAACTCGTAACTCTGAGATGTTGTTAGTACCGCCTAGCGGAGTAGTGTATTTGACGAGGTAGTCCCAAGCTACCCTCTTAGCCTGTCCATAGGTAGGCGCAATGTAAGCGTATCTTGGTGTTTCTTTCTCGTTTAGCACCGCCTCACGGATTAAGTGGTTAAGTGCTGCAACAGTCTTACCAAACCTTCGATGTGCCACTACAACAGCAAAGCGTTTGCCATCCAGTAACTCGTGAACCTTTAGTTGGTGTTCCCTTGGCTTATAGGGAATTTCTATTACTTCGCCCATGTAACGCTAATCTCAATGGGTTTATTGTCGCTACCTGTTAATTCTGTTCTCGCAAGTTTAGGTGTTGCGTATTCAGCTAACTTAGCAAGCATATCTAATGCTTTGTAAGGGTCTGGGCGAATCTCTTTAACTTCATCACCTTCCGCAACTAACGTAAGCCACTTAGAGACGTTATCAGCGTTATCCTCTAGTAGACACTTAACTGTCTCTCTAAACTCGCTAGTGACCCGATTAACCGCCCCTTTAGGTCTTCCTCTACCCTTATTGGTTAAATTCTCGGAATTTCCCGCCTCTAATTTATTCATTTTTGTTTGACTCCTCTAGGGTTGGTCAAGTTAGTACCTGCTCACAACGAGCAGACTTAGTTATTTCATTCTACCCATCTTTTTAGCGGCTTCTGAAATAGCGATAGCAATAGCTTGCTTGGGATTCTTAACGACTTTACCACCCTTACCAGAGTGCAGTTCGCCTTTGCCATATTCGTGCATTACAGCACCCATCTTGGCTTTACCAACTTTGTTCATCTTAGGAGTTTTCATTTTTTAGACTTCTTTGCTACGTTCTTTGCAGTACGCTCACCCCTTATAGGCATGGGTTTAGGCTTTTTCTGCAAATATTTTTGCATCATCTCTAACGCTTGTTGGTTAGTCGTTCCCATTGTCTTCTCCTTCAGACATATCACCTGACATTTTTTCGGAATCATCAGTAATCGGGCCACCAGTTACCCAAGCCGTACAAGTACGTTTAGCAGCACACTTAAAGTCCCAAATCTCGCAATAACCTAAGTCGCCAGCTTCAATGACTTCCCAAGCATCAGTCTCACCATCACCTGTAGCCAAGCCTGATTCAATGCAATCCATCATTTTTGTGGTTTGAATAAAGGCAGCGCAGTTTCCACAACGAGACTTTTTAGCCTGTTCTGGAGAGTTTCGCCATACCTTTGAGACTTCACGCCAGTAACCAGCATTTGCCTCGTTAGGGTTCATTGGGCCATAGTTAGCCTTATCAATGCCCTTTTGACGATTCTCAAGATTGACAGATACGTCACCTGTGGCAACTGGACACGCTTCGCCATTTTTCTCTTGGTTTTGTATCTCAATCTCAATTTTTACGGAAGGCTCAAGTAAACCAGACATGGTTATCCCTATGGAGTTTATTTATTATCTCACAAAAAAAAAGAGGGAACAAGTCCCTCTAAAGTCTCAATGGCAACTGAGTGCGTACATTGTGCGCTAACCTAAAAGTTTTGCAAGCGTTAAATTTAAAACGCTCATTTCATCTAGTTTTTCTACTTTCCATATCCTAGCCTGTCCGTGTATGCCATTGAATGAACCCTGATGGCAGTCTTTACATAAAGGAATACATAAGTATTGGTTATGTTGGACAATATGGTGTGCATCACTTGGGCCAGAAGCATTACAAACCCCACAAGACATTTCTTTAATCTTTGCTAAGTGGAGTCTTTCCCTGTTATTGGGTCTGTTATTCATGCTTCATATCACGAACAAAAGTAGCAAAACTTTGTGACGTATTCCCAAAGGCTTTCATTTTGTCAAACTCCTTTGCTACTTCCTCAAGAGTGTCATTTCTGATTTTCTTGATTATTTCGTTTCTACCAACTTGACTTGTGACCATTTGACGCTTGCGCCAGCCCATTGCTTTTTCAAATAAATTTAGTTCAGTCATACCAAAACCTTAGTAAAACAAGGACTGCTGCCCAGAAAGTAGTCAGCCCTACAAGAATTAACTTCCACAACTTACTCATGTTCGTAAGCAATAATCTTGGCATGGTCAGTTTCTGCAAGTAAATGGCTAGACAATCTCATTGTCCCTTCAATCTCTAATTCTTTAAATTGTGCATCAGTAAAGATGCCAATGACATTGCGTCCTTCAAACCAGACTTCATCAATGTTCTCGTTGTAAGTACCTTCTTCATCTGTCTCGTATTCCATAACGACAGTAACGACTACAGAGCCTTCGCCAGTTGTTGTGTCAAATTCGTATTTCATTTTGTATTCCTTAAAAGTGGGGAACTAAGTCCCCTGTTGATTTAGTTAAGAATTAAGCGACCAGTTAAACCCATAGATTTCAAGCAATCAATTGCATTTTGGATTGCTTCTCTACGAGAATGACCATAAAAAACTGGAGGTACATTCGTATCTGGCAAAGCACAATCAAACTCAACTACCCAAGCTGGAGGAACAGTAGCCCGAATTCTTGGGTTGTATTGTTCTTGTTGAAAATAGCAATCTGCATTAAATTTGTTTGACATGACTTAATCCTTAAAAGTACCCTTGAGATTTTCTTGGGCTGAGTGAAGTATAGCAAACTAAACAGACTTGTTCAATTTATTTACTAGGTACTTTCCCTACTCTGTAGTTTTTACGCCAAGTCTTTCACTTGCTTGCTCACTTCTCCAAATGTCAGCTTTCATCTGGGCAGCAGTCAGCATCCATTTAAGGGTTTCTTCCTTCTCGATTGCCACCATAAGCCCTCTGAGTAAATCAGCATACTCAATGTGAGCATAGGCTTCACGCTCTTGAGCCGCCGCGCTTTCAAAGCCGATTTCCATTGCGTCTTTCATTAACAGGGCTTTTTTGCTTTTTCTAAATTCTTCTAGATAAATTCGTTCACTTTTGGCCTGTGCATACAGGGGTGCGTTTTCCAAAATAAACTCAATGGCTTTATACGGAGCTTTCATGACATTACCTTTAGCATACGAATGGCCGCTTCCGGCCCATCAACCACGGCAAGAGCGCCGCCATTCCAACGACCATGCCAAGTTACTTGGTCTTCTGTGAGCTTTCGCGCTGACGGGACTTTGCGCCCATCTTTGATTTCCATGAGCAATGTTTGTCGGTTGAATCCAACGAGCAAATCAGGACATCCATTCCCAATCGCAGCTAAAGATTGGACAGTCGCGCCCGCCGCACGAAGCGCACTAACAATTTGCTCTTGATTAGCGTCAATTTTTGCGGCGCGTCTCATTTGTGAGCCTGTTCATGCGTTGCCTCAAATCGTCTGCCGCTTCTTGGCCACGGCGTTTCGCAATATCCGCTAGAGTCTTGTGCCACCACGCTAGAGCTTCCCCCTTGCCGTCTTCCAGTTGTCTTTTGCGATACCGCGCTATCCATTCCCGAGCTTCGCAATTTTTGAAATGTTCCATGTCCATCTATGTCACCCGTCAATTCAAGCGCCTTGTTAATTGTGGCCAATGAATATTGCGCCCCTTCACGGATTTCATCTAACAAATTCTGTGCTTGGTAGTAATTCAAAACTCATCCCTTTCGTACCATTGGGACACCGTGCTTGGCTTTTCTTTCAACAGCACCGCAGGGTCACGCCGCACCGCCTTGTCTTTGCCCCATTGATGCTGTGAGCAACGGGGTTTGTCGCCTTCTACACGGACGGCCCACAATTTGTCGCACCCGTCTACAGAACAAAAACGCCTGTAGTCATCGTCAATTTTTGGTTTTTCTGCTTGGGGTTTAATAAAAAAGCTCATTTTGTTGCTCCTTTTCGGTTTTGTCTTAAATTTTGTCCTGTGATTTTCTTTTGCCAACATGGTTGACATAGCCATTTTGCGTTTATTGCGATTCCACCTTCCGGCGGCTTTTCGCATTCACAATAAAAACAGGCTTTTAGTTGGTGTGTCGGTTGCTTAGAACCAATGTCAATCGGTGGCATCATGCTTGTCCCCTTTGAATTACATAATCATGAAACACAATGCCTTTGGTTATGTCACCAACTTTGTGTGCTTTAACCCAACAAGTTTTACCCGTTTTAAGACGCCTTAAATGACCCCTGCGCTCGTGTAATCTAGGGCTTGCGTGTGTACCCCCTTGATGTTCATTTTTTGGCGTAGCAGGTTCAACAATTACCGTAGTCCAATCGTAAGTAGGCATTTTGCCTTCTTTAATTTTTCGTTGATTTGTAAATGTAGATTTTGTAAAAGGTTGATGCGCTTGTATTGATTGCGTTAACGATTCAAGCCAAATACCGCAAAAAGAAAGCATTGTTTCTGCCATTTCTTTAGATATTTCTTTGCCATCGTCTATTGGCCCGTAACGCAACATATTGCCATCAACCAAATAAACCATAGGCGGAAATTTAGTTGGCATACGCCCTGTTACACCTTTCCATGTAGATACCACAATGCCTTCTTCAGGGTTAGTACCAACCACCATAAAAATAGTGTCATAAGACGCATAAGTTTTGGTTTTACCGCGCCAAACCACAATGTTTTTTTCAAACGGCGGGCGGTACTTCATCAATGGTTCGGTAACGGCATGGCTTCTATCGTCAACATAACCCGACAAATCAAACCATTGCATTTCAGTAGGGTCTAAGCCGCCATCAAAAGCCATTTTTATGGTTTCACGAATTAACGGTGTCATGCTTGTCCCCTTGCTCGGATGGCGTTAGCCGCTTCACAAGCAAACTTGTGCCAATCGTACGAAGGGTTTGATTCAACAATCTTTGCACACGCCTCACGCTCATGCTGTGCTATTAGCTTGGCAAAAGCTATCAATTTTTCTCTGTTAGTTTTAATTTCGCTTATTGGTAAATAATTTAATTCAGCGCGTCTAGCCATTTCAATAATTTCATCTTGCGTCATTTTGCGTATTTCCCGTCAATGATTTTTGCAAAGTTGTTGGCGTTAATAATCCATTCAAGGTCAGGCTTCCATGTTCGCCCGTTGGTTTCAAAGCCGCTTGCTAGGGTTGTATCGTTGGCAATGTAACCAAAGAAAGCGTCCCACCATTTAAGCCCTTCACCGCCCGTTCTGTAGCCCTCAGGACTGTATGCGGATGGTCGCGCCGCTTGCTTCCATCGTTGCCGCATAAATGTCTGCCGGTTACCCTCCCATGAACGGGGCTGTGTCAAATGCGGTAAATGTTTTTTCCAAAGGGCCAAAATTTCCTTATGCGGACAAGGTGGAAACCCTGTTTCACCGGAAGATGCGTCAGCATCTATAAATAATGGTTCTTGGTTATTGGTTATTGGTTCTTGGTTAGGGTTATTTGTGGGTTGCGTTTGGGTTTCCAGTAGCTTTTTAGGTCTACCGCCCAACTTGCCAATTTCCCTGTTTCGTTCTGCTTTAGCTTGGTAAGCCGTGATGGTTGCATCACATCTGCTGTGCCGCCATGTCGCTGTAGGTTCGTCCCATGTAAAAAATTCCTGTAGTACAGCAATCACACAATGTTCGTGCATTGGCATCCGGATTTTGCGGGATACGCTTTGCGTGTTCAAGGGAATAGCTTGCTCTGTCGTGTAGTACAAGTCTAAAAGCCGCCGGTAGGCTATGTCTTCTTCAATGGTTAGGTGTGCCGTGTCAGCAATGTAATCGCTAACATGGAATGGGTAGTGGTACATCTGTTTTGTTAACCTTTTTCAAGCACCTTTAAAAAGAAACAATGGCAGGGGAAGGTGTAACCCTTTTCAGCAGGGTAGCAACTCCCCGCCTAGCCGTGTTTCAAAACATTGTACTATATTTTCTGATTATTTGTGATACCAGAAGTAAAGTATGGATTGCCCTTGTAGAACTGGTTAGCCTGTTGCTTCATTACTCGGTACTCAGTCGATGTAAAGATACCCTTGGCATTACGAATGTCAAATGGGTTTAGCTTGTTGTAAGGCTCATCGTTAGCGGCTTTAGTAGCCTCAATCATGCGAGGCTCTAAGGTGTACTTGCAGACCCAAGAACGTCCAATCTTGATTTTCTCGTATGTAAGTTCTTTCTTGTTAAACATCTTTTTGCAAGCAGCCACGATTGAAGTGCGAGGGATACCAGTTAGGTTTTCCATCTCTTGTGCTGTAAGTGAGCCATTCTGCAAAGCCCGAATAATTACTTGTTGTGTCATTTGAACCACTCTGGTCTGAGTTCTTTTAGTTGATAAATGCGTAGTTTAGGGATTGTCTTCCAATGAAAGACAGCAGCCCTAGTTATGCCGAGGATTCTGGCAAGCTCACTCTGTGAGCCAGCAAGTGTGATAGCAGTTTGTTTTTCCATCTTTCCAGTATAGCAAAGTTAACAATAAACAACACTAGGGAAAATACCTAGAAAATAATTGTTGACCTATCTGTTTAGTTTGATATACTTCACTTAACCCGCAACAATTCGTAAGCGGGCAATTAAGGAAAAGCAAATGGCGACTATATTTGAACGTGAAGAACAAGCAGAAATTGCTTATCGCACAGCTAAACAGGCTTATCACATAGCCTTCAACAATGGTGTTGACATTGGTTATGACGCTGTTCACGCAGCCAAATCAATTCTTTGCGCTATTCGTGACCAGATTCACGCAAGAGACTATGAAGGTCAACGCATGGCTAAATACGATGCAATTGAACGTAATAGCTTAATGTTAGATGACGCATAAATCAACAGGGGGCTTAGTCCCCCAATTAAAGGAGAACCAAATGAAAAGTAAAATTATTCAGACGCTAGTTGAGTATGTGTTAGCCATCGTTATCTTTGGCGGCATTGGTGTATTACTAGCTTGGAGAGGTTAACCATGATTGACCAACTAAAAGATTACTTCCGCTTGCCATCAGCCAAAGAACTGGCGGCTAAAGAACTTGAAATGGCACAACGCAAGCTATTAGAGGCACTCAGCGCACAGGAATATGCCAAGCGCATGGGTGACTATCACGCAGACAGAATTAAACGTCTAACGGCTTATTTAAAGGAAGAAGCATGACGAGAGAAGATGTAATCAAAGATTTGTCGCATGACGATTACTGCTGTTACTGCGCTGAAACTAAGGGTAGCAAATACACCTGCTGCCATGAAAACCACTTCGTACCTTTCGAGGATTTATACGAGGAAGACAAAGAAGCAATGATTCAAGAATATTTAAGTGAAGGAAAATGAAATGGTACATTTAAAGTTAATGCGTTCAAGATTGATGTTGCAAGATAAACAACTCAAAAAATCAGGTCACAATAAGTTTGCTGGTTACAGCTACTTTGAACTTGGTGACTTTATCCCCACGATTAACCAAATCTTTAATGAAGTTGGTTTGTGTGGCGTAGTGTCTTACGATACAGAGATAGCAAGTCTTACTATCACAGATACGGACGATAACACTAGCATTGTTATCACATCACCAATGGCAGAGGCTAACCTTAAAGGTTGCCATCCAATTCAGAACCTTGGTGCAGTCGAAACGTACACCAGACGCTACCTGTGGGTTACAGCAATGGAGATTGTTGAGCATGATGCTTTGGATTCCTCTGCGCCACTTAAAGAGCAAGTAATCATCACGCCAGCACAAGGCATACGAGATGAGTTACCTATTGAAATACTAAAGTATCTTGACGAGTTAGCAGTTGAATTGATTGCTACTTGTGAGAAAGACCCCAAGGCAGCTTGGGTAAGGTTGGAACAAGAAAACCTAGAGGCTGACCAGAAGGTAGCTTTATGGGGCTTGATGCCAAGTAATGTAAGAAGTGCAATTAAGAAAGCGAAAGGTTAATATGGAATACGACAATACAAACCGAGGAAGTTTGTTTAAGAACGACAGGAAAGACGATGCCAAGTTTCCTGACTACAAAGGTAGTTTAAATGTAGATGGTGTGGAATTCTGGCTATCTGCTTGGATTAAGATTAGCAAGGATGGACAGAAATTTATGTCTCTGTCTATCAAGAATAAGAACGCTGATGCTTCTTTGAATAAACCCAGTAAAAATGTTGTACATGAGGATGATGTACCATTCTGATTACGAGGGGAAAGTTGTGCAAAGGCTTATCCAGCTTGCGGACGAGCAATGAGTACCCTCACCACTATGAGAAATCAGTATGCAACTCATACTGACTTCCGTGATTTCCAAGGTTTGATTCCCGAAAATACGCATTTTTTGCCTAGTAACATAGACATGATTTGCGAAAGAAGGGGACACTTCCTAATCGGAGAGTGGAAAAAACCTAATGAAAATATGGCTACTGGTCAGCAATTGCTACTCAAGGCTTTTGCTCAAGTTCCTAAATTTACTGTGTTAGTCATTATTGGTAACACAGACAACAAACAAACTGAAGTTGGAGATGTGTTCCAAGTTGTTCTAGGTAAGTGCGTCAAGATAGGAGAAGGTCTTGATTACCTAAAAGACTTCTACGTTATGTGGTACGAATTTGCAAACTCGAAAGGATAGAAATGTCATACGCAAATATAGAGATGAAGATAATCCAATGGGCAGAGGCCAGAAAGATTATTCCTAACAGTAACCCAGAGTCTCAGCTACTCAAAGCAGTCTCGGAGATGGGCGAACTAGCTGATGCAACCATCAAGCACGATAAGGAAGCAGTCATAGATGCAGTAGGGGATGTTATGGTCTGTCTTATAAATTATTGTGTGCTGCAAGACATAAACCTAGTAAACTGCATGGAAGTTGCGTATGACCAGATTAAGAATCGCAAGGGCATACTATTGCCTAACGGAGTCTTCCAACGAGATTCTACTTAGCCAACAGGTAAAGACCAACATTTGAAAAAGCATAACCTGCATACACAATCGCCATTTGTGGGTTATCTTTCCATAGCTGCTCACCAGCTATATAAGCGTAGATAGCACCAGTAACAATGATGAGCCATGCACTCAAAATGCACCTACATCAATCACTTCTCCACGGAATTGAATCTGGTCTTCATCAAACTTATGGACTAACTCAGGCCACAACAACTGACCATTAAAGAAGTTCAGTACCGCAAAACCAGACCTGTGATTGCTAGGATTTATCTCAGCATATGTAAACTGAGGCCCATCAGTCTCAGCCAGAGTCCCTGTATCCACTCCGTATCTAACCCCGTTATAGTCGCTAAAAGGGGTCACTTTTAGGCTATGTAAGTGTCCAGTAACTACTGACACACCAGCATTTACAGTATTGTTGTGAGTTGCATGGATACCACCTTTATATCGGTGCTTGATAATGACGTTATCTGTAGGCCAAACTGCCCAACAAAAGTCCCAATCTGGGATATGGTCTGTTAGCTTGAAACCCTGTACCTCTTTAAATTGTGGTGCTTGCTGCGCTAAACGATTACCGAATCTAATATCATGATTTCCCCATGTAAACAGTAGCTTTACATTGTGCCTTGATGCTTTAGCGGCTTCCTCAATTTCACTCAACGCACCTTGACAAGCCTTTAGTTCTTGGATAACAGAAGTCTGTGGTTGGTCAGTTACATCATGTCTGGATATAGACGCACCATCGAAAGCATCACCATTGCATATGATGGCTTTGGGTTTAAGCGTTTCTATCATGTATAGAAGCCCTTTAAACGCTGTTGTACGCTGTGCAGGGATAAAGTGTGCATCTGAGAACACAATAACTGTTCCGTCCAGTATGCCAAGTTCTACCTGTTTTAGCGGAGAAAAGGATTTAGGCTTGTTTTTATCGTATTTAACACCACGATGGTCACTTGCATAAAGTGCCATGTTGTATTCTTTTTCAATCCACCTTCTGCGTAAATGAACTGCCCTGTTTGCAATGCCAAGATGGTCAGCTACTTTTTGAGCAGATTGAAGTTGCCCCCACAGTTGGATGAACTCGGTATCGGTACACGTTTCGTTAGCACTTCCCATTGGAATCCTTAGAGAGTAAGTTTTCTAGCAAGTTAATAACTCTATGCTCTTGCATCTCTATTTCCTCATCAGAAGATTTAGGGTCTGTAGCTACACACATCAAGTCATACAAAAAGATATGAAGTAACTCGTGTAGCGCAGTCTTATCTAGCGAGTCTGGTGTAATCTTTTCAGCACCAAAGTCCCCAAGTCGATATGTAGCCAATCTAGCAGTCTGGTTAAACTCCACAGAGGCCATTGCTTCTTTAGCTGGTTTACTACCCTTCTCAATTCGCCAATCACCCAAACTCAGAACTTGTTGCCACTTTCTGACACTTTGTGCAAAGAGTTGTGCGTCTTCTGGTGTAGGTATATTAGACATATCAACACCTTATATGGATATTATGACATTTTAATTTAACAATGCACACTCAGCAACTCTGCGCTTGGTCAAGCCAGCTAGAACCTTACCACCGCCTTTGTTCCAAAGCATCAATTGTTCTTTAGCACCTTCCCAATCTTGGGCATTTATTTTTCGCTTTAGAGTAGAAGTCTGGAGTCTGCCAGTACCTAAGTTATAGCAAAAGTCCACAATAGCATTGCACTTGCGTTCATCCGTCATAAGTATGGGGCAATTCCTTAAAACACCCTGTAGGTAGGTATGCTCTAGTTCGTGCATTAGTAAGGCACTAGCAGTAGGCTCATCAATAGGGCTATCTTGAAGCGTTACCTTACGCCCATCAGCATAATAGGTAGAGCCGTAACCAATCGTAGCTACGTTAGCAGGGCAAAGGTAGGGTTTACTTCTAAACCCCTCAAACTGCTTACATAAAGATGCAGCCAGTTCTAAGTTCATAAGCCACGCTTAGACAAAGTTCTATCAAGAAACCAGTAGTTAATAGTTCCTGAGAGCAAAGCAGAAAAGTCTGGAGTCATCATTGTTTTGAAGACTTCAGTAGCTGGCGCACCTGCTAACCATGCGTTCCATGCAAACCAGACATGGATAAATGACCATACGAATAGTACCCAATATGTTACTACTGGACGTACAGAAGCAGAAAGACTAGCTACCCATCCACCTGCGGCTTTAACCATCTCTGCTTGCTG